ATAAGACGTCAAGAACGGATGACGATATCGAGCGCGCTCAGATGATATTAAAACAAAAGTATTCTGACAAAATTATGTACATGAACGGTGAAGATATCGAAGTCACACACTCATCATTGATTCAAAAAGACTTTAATTTTATAGAGATGAGGCGAGACGATAGACAAACAACGCTCAGTTTGTTTGGAGTTCCTCCAATTGTCGCCGGTGTTCCAGATAGCACGAATAGAGCCAATGGACGCGAGCAGTTTAACGGGTTCCTTGAGCACACGATAAATCCGCTACTTATAGATATTGCTGACCAGATAACAAGGCAGCATGTGAAACCACTAAATCAAAGCGTCAAGTTTGAGTATGACCTACACACTGTGTATAGCATTGATTACGTAATTAAGAAATTGAATAACGGTATCATCACACCAAACAGAGCAGCTGAACTTTGTGGGGAGGAGCATGACGAGCTAGACGAGTTAAGAGAGCAGTATTATCTTCCTTCAAATTTAATGCCGCTTGGCTTTCTAGATCAGGAAGAGGACGAGCAAGAAGAAGTTATTGAAGGCGAAGAAAATGAGGATGATGATAACGACGAAGGCGAAGGTAAGACTTACGATAAAATGAAAGACATTCGCAACTATAAGCTTATCGTCGAGGACTTCAAAAGAAGGTCAAGAAAAGCTAAAAAGTTCCAAGCAAGATACTTAGTAGCTTCGTTCAAGTCTAGGCTACAGGTAGAGGACAGATACGTCGGTAAGATATCAAAGTATTTTGAAAACCAAGAAAAGCGCGTTATCGAGAGAGTTAGAGAGGTTTTAGAAAAGTCTGACAGAGCTAAGATAGAGAACCTTGACGCATCATATATATTTTCTCTTGAAGAAGAACAACAAATACTTGAAGCCGACATGAAGGCTATGCACACATCTGGTGTTCAAAAGGCTATTCAAGATATCAACGGAATAGTAGGTAGCGCTGTAAATTACAACACGTCTAATCCTATGGTTGTTACTATGATATCCGCTATTGGTAAAAAGGTAACAGGCAAGATACAGGAGACTACAATCAAGGAGCTTCGCGCACTTATCGTTGAGGGCATGATCGAAAATTGGAACATTATCCAGTTTCAGGATGCCATTCAGAATAAGTTTAAGCAGTTCCAAGGCTACAGAGCTAGGATGATAGCCAGGACAGAGGCACGTGCTGCATGGGATGCGGGTGCTGTAGTTTCTTATGAGGAGCTTGGAGTTAAGACGGTTGATGTCGTAGGATGTACCCAATTTGAGGATGACTCGGACTGTGGTAAGCAGAATATACCTATACAGAATGTAGGTAGTTTGAGATTCCATCCAAACCACATTGGCTCTATCTTGCCATCTGAGGAAATTTAACTTAATATAAAAATAACAGCGAGCACTTTGGGGCATACTTTTAATCGGAGGTTGCCCCATTGTCTAAGAATGAAGATCACAAAGTAATAGAGATTGTTGACTTTAAGTCTGAAAAGACTGAGGACGGCCACTATATTACAGGTTACGCGAATACCAAAGGTAAGGCAGACGCCTACGGGGATATCCCCACGAGTCTAAACGGGAAACCGGTTTATGACCTTTCTAAATTCAAACGAAATCCAGTAGCGCTAGTAGATCATCAAAATAGTGTTGGTAATATTTTCGGTTCTTTCATCATTGGCACTGGCGCCACAGAGGAAGATGAAAAGGGCCTTAAAATTAAGTTGCGTTTGATGGATAATCCACAGACAGACGTTGCTAAACATGCCGTTGAGGCTTATAAGAGCGGTTTTGCCCGCGCATTTAGTATCGGCGGACGCTGGTTGTTTGAGAACAAAGACAATCCGGCGCATTTAACTAAGGCTATTATTAGTGAGATTTCAGGTGTTGCTATTGGCGCAGATAGCTACGCACTTTCTCGAGCGGCTAAACCTAAGATGGATTCAAAAATGACAGAAGCGGAAAAAACGCAGAACGTCATAGCTGAACTTGTAGGTGCTTACCGCAAAACTAATGATGCAGCAATATTAAATACTATCAAGATTTTAAAAGAAGGGATTAAAGATCATGGATAAAAAAATTCAACAATGGATCGAAGAAGGAAAGACTGACGAGGAAATCTCGGCTTTACTTCTTTCTGAGGAAGAACTATCACAAGACGTAAAGTCACTAACAGAGGACGGTGTCGCGGATGCTATTTTAAAAGGCCGTAAAGCTGCTAACGTAGCTTCCAGCCTAGCTAAGAAAAAAGCAGACCAAGCAGAAGCAGACAAAAAAGCAGCTGACGCAAAGGCGCTCGACGCTAAAGTTTCTGACGCTGTTAACGATAAGCTTAAAAGCTTAAACATAGACCCAACAGGCAACGTGGCTCAAGCTCCTAGAAGCCTAAAATGGTTCGACCCGGTTTCAAAAGAGTTTAAAGCCCACGCAGAAAAGCCGACTGAATCATACGTTAAAATGAATGAGATGCTTAGTGCTATCGTTGACAAGGATCATGCACGCGCTAAATCTATCTCTAACGAGATTGACCAGCATAATGATCGTATGTCTGCTATCCAAAACGGTAAGGCAACACCTTCTGTTTCTGACGTTGACTCAAGAGGTGGATACGCTATCCCTACAGAAGTAGACAGCATGATTCACCAGTTAATCTATAACGAATCTGCAATGCTTGGATTAGTAAATCAAGACAACATTATTTATGAGTCTAAGATTTACCCATTAATGTATGGAATGTCTGTTGTAGACATCGCTGACCAGTCAACAGCTCTTACAGAGAAAAATCCAACATTCAGTAATCCAACTGTTAACATCGAACGCGCAGGTGCTTACAGTGTTATTTCAAACACTATCATTAGGCAAAAAGGTGCGGATATCGTTAACGCATTCATCTCTGCTTACACGTCTGAGTTCGCTAAGTTCTTAGACTTCCGCTTATCAGTGGGTAATGTTACTGGTGAATCTCACTTAGTTGACGGTATCGTTTTTGACGCTAACACGTCAACTCCAACTGCAATTGCTCTTAGCGCACTTTCTTTATCTACTTTGGAAGATATGAAAAATACGCTTGACGCTTCAGCGGACATGTCTAAAACAGCATTTGTAGCTAACAGAAAAGTTGTAGGCAAGATTGGTCAATTAGAAACTACTGCTGGTCAATTGTTATTCCCTGGATACTTAAACGGTGGGTCAATTTCTCCATTCGGTATTCCATTGGTAACTAACTCGCAAATCATCTCTACGCTAGATGTTGGTGGAGACGCTCACGGCGGAACTGACGACGTTCTAATCCTTGCGGACTTCTCTAAAGTAGTTGCTGGTGTTACTCGTGAAACTCGTATCGAGTTCAGCGAACACTATCAGTTTATTAACGACGCATTAACAATCCGAGGCATCAAAGGCTACGGACAGAAAGTAATTTCTGGTTCTAGTACGGCTGGTGTTGTTGCAGTTGCTCAAGAGCTAACTAACTAGGAGGGTAAGCAATGAGTGAAGTTCTTTACGAAATAATTGATGAGAACGGAATTCTGTATCACCCGCTAGGTTCTGACGGAGGCGCCACAGAGCGCCTCCCAAAGGGATCGAAGATCACAAGCGCTGATATTGAAAAGGGGTCGTTCACGTTCTTAGGTTTGCAGAATTTAGAATCTAAGGGCAGAGTAAAAAAAGTCTCTGAAGAAAAAAAGGCTGCTAGTAAGTCTAACAAAAAGGCTCCAAAGCAAGAGAATAAAAAAGAGAGTAACGACGGGTAATTAACACAGATAACGACTACGTCGAAATTTCAAGAAGCGAAAAATAATAGGAGAGGATACAATGGGAAAATCAGGATTACAAGTAACAACACCGGGGAAGGCTACAGTCGCAGCGACTTCTACTCTGGTGCTTGCAGCCAATGAAGACAGAGAGTTTATGTCATTTACTAATGATAGTGATGAGGTTATGTATTTAACTTTTAACGGAATTGAGCAATCGGCTGCTGCTGTAATGAATGAAGGAGAACCATTGTACCCTGCGCAGACAGTATCGTTTAGTGTTCCTGTAATTCCTAAAGGGAATGTATACGCTATATGTTCGTCTGGTTCTAAGAACATAACAACTTTCGAGGGGACCTAGATGAATAAACACACACAACCATGGAGTGGGGACGCTGAATTATTAGTATTATCAACAGGAGGGGTACCTAGCGCTATACAGACTGAGATTGATGCTAAACAAGACATATTAGCAGAGGGGGCTTTTGTTGACGGAGATAAAACAAAGCTTGATGGAATAGACCAGGGCTTATCCACAACAGATGAACCATATTTTGATCGTGTTGATATTGGTGTTAATACCGAAGCTTTATCAGCAAATAAAACGCTCACAACAACGGATAATGGCGTACAAGCTCTTGACCCTAATGGATCAGACAGAGATGTTATATTGCCGAATGAAGCTGATGGTCTTATGTTTACCATTTTCAATAATGGATCAGCAAATACCTTGATCATTAAAAATGATGCAGGAACACAGCAGGGTAATCCGGTGGCTATAGGGATTTCTGTTACTATCGTATCAGATGGGACTGGCTGGATTTTTATATAATGGCTACACCTTTACTACTTCAAATATCTGCAAATAACAGCAATTCATTAAAAGCTTGGCATAGTTTCTATTATCCAGACTCTATTACTCAGTCGGGAACAGTTACTAATATGCTCGATTTGTCTGGGAATGGCAATGACTTAGATGCAGGAAATGCACCGTCTTATGTTTCAGAATCCGGAAACTTTAAAAGTGGAGCTTATTTTGACGGAGTTCAAAACTATTTAGAGACAACAGGCACTATAGATTTCAGTGCAAACAATGCTGCTACTATATTCTATGTATTTCGATATACAGGGAATCCAAAATCAGTCTCAACTAAGAAAATAATTGGTTCTCAAAATGACGCAGATTCTAATAATATTCTTTCAATAAATACTACAGAAAGGTATGGTTCGGAGGCATTTGGATTAGCTAGTGAATCTTACCAAAATATAGATAATAAAACTCATGTAATGGCTATTAAAGCATCTTCTTCAAGTGGGGAAAGAGAAATGTGGATAGATGGGACAATGGACCATTCAACATCTATAACATGGGCGAATGGGAATGGGGAAATAGGAATCGGGCGTGACATAAATGCTCTTAGCAATTATTTTGATGGGTTTGTTTTTGAATTTGCTGTGTTTAATGTAGCTCTTACAGATGATGAAATTATTTCTATTTCTCGTGATATGGGAACAAGATATAATGTAAGCGTAAACAATGTTCCAAGTGATGCTTTTTACTGGTTCGATACTGACTCTACCAAAACAGAAACGCTAAATGGCTCAGACTTTTCAGCAATAGCTAGTCGAGTTGGGTCTTTATCTGTCTCTCAAGCAACCGCTGCTCAACAACCTACAAAATCAGAAGGATTGCTAAACGGTTATACAGGGGCAACGTTTATTGATGCTGATAATACGGTCCTTGATAATGTCGGATCTGGGAGTACGTCTAACAGCTTCACTGGTTTTGTTGTAGGTGCCGTTGATAATCAGGGTGTATATACAACATATACCGCAAATTCAAATGGAAATTATGGCTGGACCTTAGTAAAAACAGAGGATGAAGAATTGTCTCTCCGAATTGGAAATGGGTCGTCACTTAGCGACATAAAAACAACTACTGAACTATCAGCGGATGACTTCAAGGTTCCTCATGTTATTTCTTTCACATTTGATGGTTCGTCCGGGAAATTGTATTTTAATGGAACACAAGTTGCTTCCGGGACTAAAACTATTGCATTTTCAACTCAAGACATTCTTTACGGGTCGTATGACATGAATGGGAAGCTTGGAGACAGCTTATACTATGAGAGGGTCCTTTCTGATACCGAACGAAAAAATGTGGAGAATTACTTAATTAATAAGTATGTCAATCCGCTTGTTACGGTAGATTTGGATTACTTTTATGACATATCAAAACCAAAAACATTAACATTTAATGGAAGTGGAGTTTCGGGTATTGTAAATATTGAAGGTACTAGCACTTATGATTGTTCTCAATCAACAGCATCTGAACAACCGACGTTTGACGGCTATGGGCTAAAATCGCATTCTGCCCTAATTACAACAAATGCTAATGATCAAGCGTTTACCTTTGCAAATGGGACTTTACCTCAGCCTACTAACGTTACAATATATGTTGTAAGTAAAGCAACACTTGACGCAAGTATAACAAGGATGATTGTTAGAAATTTTTTAGATTCAAAAGGGTATAGAGTTGGAATATTATCTACAGGCAGATTGATGATGAGAATTGGTACAGACAGCGGTGCAATTAATTTTTCCTCAGCCATATTAAGTTATTCTGAATTAGCTAAGCCTTTTGTTGCTTGTTTTAGGTATGATGGGTCAAACATGAAGATCGATTTTAATAACGGAGGTCTTAGTTTTTCAGGAACAAATGCTCATACGGGCGATATTATTTATGATTCACCAGCTTGCAGTATGTTTAGTAGTGGCGATGTAGATGCCAATACATCTCTAATTGCTTCACATGGCGTCTCTCATGATGATGATACTGTAAAAACTAATATTAATTATTTATTAAGACAATTTAATATAGGATAGGAGTTTTAAAATATGACAACTGTAACAATAATTGACACGGACGGTAACGAAATTACGGGGAGTTTAAAATATAACAATATCGAAATTGGTGACTTGCTGTTTTATATAGAATGGGACAGTGAAGACGAATTTGATTCTTGGCATGGTACGATAGACACGTTTGATAGCACTGTGCAAGAAGGTACTATCAACGCACATTTTGGCGTGCCTGGAGGGGATAAAAATCAAACATTAAATTGCGTAGCATTTAATCCTCACCCATTAAACGGTAAAGGGTATAGTACATTTCATGCAAATTTTCCGGACAATTTAAATCCAAGCATAACAACAATTACAGGTGCGAGCATAGTTGAATATGATTATCTTGTAGAACAAAATTATTTTGAGGAAGAAGAAACTCCCTAGATATTGTAATTTTAAAGGAATTGATAATATAATGATTTAAAATCACGGGGCTTTTTGGAGAATTTTAATGGCAATCGTGACTAACTCAGATGTATTTGAATTTTGTGGAACACCTTCCGATGTGCAAACAACGCAAGGCACTGCTATAACAAACTTGATTTCACGTGTTACAGAAGAAGTTGAGGCTATGCTTGGCCGAAAGGTTGAGAATACTACGTATACTGATCTTGTATTTGGACACGGAAAGGGCGCAGTAGTTTACGGTGATTGCCTATGGTTAAAGGGACCGCTTAGAGATTTGCATACGATAACATCCATAACAGAGACAGGCACGTCTTTAACTGAGTCAACTGACTATGACGACGGTGGCGATTTCTATCTGGACACTCAGAAAGGACTCCTAATTAAAATCAATGATGTATGGAGCAAGGAACCTATAGCGTTTAAGCTGACAGGCGATGTGTGTATCGGCTTTGGCTCTGGACTTATGTACGGGTCTACTGCTAGAGGAGATATTAAGCAGGCCATTATAGAGATGGTCGCTGCTAAGTCTGGCCTTTGGAAAAACAATGTTATGACTGAGGGGGGAAGTATCGAAACGATTAGAACTACCCCTAGGAAAGAGACAATGGCGACGCTTAAAAAATACCGTTTGAGGGATTTTTAATGGCTACAAAGGTTGAAATACGCGGTTATGATAAGCTTAGAAAGCATATTGAAAAAATGTCGAATCCTAAATTTGAATTTGATAAAGACTTTAAATCTACAGCAGTATTTAGTGTTTCCAAGTTTGGACGCGGTACAAATAGAAAGACAGGTAATACAGCGAGAGGATGGCAGAAACCAAAAAGATTAGGGCTTTCTAATTATAAGGTTTCCAATGACGTAAAGACCACAGATGGTAA